CGTGACTGATCAGGCTGTCGATCACGAAGCGCATGATCGGCTCGCTTGCGACGAGCCCGTACATGGCGTTGAGGTAGGCGAAGACGTGCTCGGCGCGCTTGGCCGAGGACAGCGCCATGATCTGCCGCGTCACGCCCCAGAAGACGTAGACGGTGCCGTCGATCGAGGCCATGAAGCTCGTCCCGGCGAGCATCTCGAACTCCAAGATCTGCGCCCAGATGGCGAGGTTGCGATCACGCGTTCCCTTCGTCTTGTCTCGTAGCATCCGGTCGATACGCATCTTGTGAAAAGCGGTCTGATCGGCGGTAAGGATCATGGACGAGCCGCGCACGCTAGCACGCGGGTCTGTCACGCCTCCGGTCGCTGTCAGCCCCCCCTGCTACTACTCGGACGTGCCCATCACGCCCGCGAAAAAGTTCGGCTGGTACGTCGCAGATCAGGCGACCGTGGCGCCGCTGTTCCAGCTCGATCCCGGCACGCAGGTGCCGGGGTTGTCGTTCGCGGGCAAAGGCTACAACCTCCACCGCAGTCACCTGCCACTACTGGTGGGGGATCAGGATGCGGTCCGGACACTAGTGCCCGCGCAGCGCCCCGACTGGGCGGCGCGCGACCGGCTCACCAAGCCGCTCGGGTTCACGCTGCGCAACGTCCAGCACGCGGCCATCGACTACATCACCCAGCGGCGCGGCACGCTGCTCGGAGACGATCCCCGCGTGGGCAAAGGTCACCCGCACGGCACGCGCGTGCTCGGGCCAGACGGCTGGCAACGCATCGAGGACGTGCGCGTTGGTGACCAGGTGTTCGGCGCCGACGGGCGCCCGACCACAATCACGGGGGTGTTTCCGCGTGGGCGATTGCCTGTGTTTCGGGTTGGGTTCTCCGATGGATCTTCGGTTCGCGTCGACGGTGACCACCTCTGGGCGGCGTGGGATCACAACGCGTGGCACCGAGGCAAGGCGCCCAACGTGCTGTCGACCGCGATGTTGGCCACTCAGCTGTGTGATCCGGACGGCAAGCGACGCTGGCGTATCCCGCTCGTGAAACCGTTGGAGTTCGCTGAGGAGCGGCTGCCGCTCGATCCGTACCTGCTCGGTGTGCTGCTCGGTGACGGGTCGTTGACGACACTCAGCGTCGCATTCTGTTGCGGTGATGAGGACGTGCCGCGTGAGGTTGAGCGCGTGCTGCCCGCCGACGTCAAGCTCACCTGCTCCCGTTCCGTCACGCGTGCCGCCGCTTGGCGCATCGTGGAGCGTGAGAAACCCGCCCCAGGAAAAGGTGGTGGACGACCGAGGAATTCAGTTCTCACGGCGCTCTACGCACTCGGGTTGATGGGCACGCACTCGTACGACAAGTTCGTGCCGCCTGAGTTTCTGCGAGGGTCGCCGGCTCAGCGCTTGGCGTTGTTGCAGGGCTTGCTTGACACTGACGGGGAGTACAGCAGTGGGCGGCTGCTGCAGTTCTCTTCCGCCTCGGAGAGGTTGCGTGACGCTATGCGCTTCCTCGTGGAGAGCCTCGGCGGCGTTGCGCGAATCAGCATGAAGCCGGCCCCAAAGTACACGTACAAGGGTGAGCAGCGTGTCGGGCGCCCGTCCTACCGACTCACGATTGCGATGCCCGCCGGCGTCGAGCCCTTCCGTGCACGCAAGGGCTACGTGCAGCGCCAGAAGTTCCAGCCGACGCGGCACATCGACAGCATCGAGCCCGACGGTGAAGCCGAGGTCATCTGCATCTCAGTGGCCGCACCCGATCGGCTCTACGTCACCGAGCACTGCATCGTCACGCACAACACGCTCAGCGCGATCATGAGCCACGATCCGGCCTCGGGGCCGCTCGTGGTGATCTGTCCGGCGATGGTTCGTCCGGTGTGGCTGGGGTGGTTGCGGCGGGTGTTCCCCGACGAGCCGATCGGCATCATGACGGGTCGGACGTTCGACTTCAAGGCTCTTCAGAACAAGATCATCGTCGGGCACTACGACATCCTGCCGTGGTGGCAGTCGGCGATGCCCCTCGGGACCATCGTGTTCGATGAGGCGCACATGTTGACGAACCGGGGCTCGCGGCGCTCCAAGGCGGCGATCTTCCTGGCGCGTCGGGCGGCGCAGGTGATCGCCGCGACGGGCACGCCCATTTGGAACATGCCACCAGATTTGTGGAACGTGCTCGGGCTCGTCGCGCCAGGAGCCTTCGGTGGCTTCCATGAGTTCGCGCTGCGCTACGGCGCGCCTCAGCCGAGCGCGTATGGCACGCAGTACCTTGGTATCAGCAACGAGCGCGAGCTGCGTGCGCGCCTCAGCGAGGTGATGATCCGCCGGCGCTGGGTCGACGTCGCCGACGACCTGCCGGCGATCTCGCGCAGCGTCGTGCTCGTCGAGCTGGACGAGAAGCGCCGGCGCAAGCTCGACCTGATCGCCGCCGACATCGCCTCGAACACGGGGTCGACCATCGGGCACCTGTCGCGCTATCGCGAGCAGCTCTCGCACGTCAAGGCGCCCACGATCGTCAAGCAGGCGCAGGACATGCTCGATCGGGGCGAGCCGGTGGTCGTTTGGACTTGGCACGTCGCGCTCGCCGACAAGATCGCCGCCGCGCTCGGCGACCGGGCGTTTTTGCTGACCGGCGAGGTCGCCAGCAAGAAGCGCGACGACGTGATGGATGCCTGGAAGGCTCACCCGGCAGCGGCGCTTGTCTGCACGATGTCCGTCGCGCAGGTCGGGCTCGACTTCTCCCACGCGCACCTCGCCATCTTCGGCGAGATCGACTACACGCCCGCGATCCTGACGCAGGCCGAGATGCGGACCTACGCCCCGACGCGCCCGATGAACGTCACCTACGTCGTCGCCGACCATCTCATCGAACAGCGCATCGTGCTGGCCCTGACGCGCAAGCTGTCGGCAGCGGACCCGCTCGGTGTCGGCGCTGCGGGCGACGCCATCACGACGTTGCAGCTGGCCTTGCAGGGCCCCGTCGAGACACCTGATCTGGATCGGTTACTGGAAGATCTCTTGGGGGCTTGAGCCTTGATGTAAGCTGCGGCAATGGCCACGATTCTGAAGAACATCTTGACGTTCAACAATCTGCTGGTGGGCGTTCCGGTCAGCCAGCCGCATAGGTTGAACGTCTTCACCGGCAGCACCGCAGTGCCCGTCATCCCGAACCTCGTCGTGCCGAACGAGCCTGGGTTCACGATCACCGCCGATGTTGTCAACGTCACGGTGGAGCGCACACCCACGGGCGGAACTTCGATCAACGTTTACGTCGAGCACTGGCACACGATCGAAGCTGTGCTGCCGCTCCCTGGGCAGCTGGCTGGGCTCATGCCGTTCATTGCCAGTGGTGGCACCGGCGCCGCCCCCATCGTTCCTGCGACGATCATCGTCGAGGACGAGGGCTTGGCGTTGCCGGGCAACCCGTTCACGACGCTCGACTTCGTCGGCGCCGGGGTCACCGCATCGGACCTTGGCGGTGGTGTTGCGCAAATCTCGATCCCGGGGTCCTCGATCATCGTCGAGGACGAAGGCGTGGCGCTGCCCGGCAATCCGTTCACGACGCTCGACTTCGTGGGGGATGGCGTTGTCGCGACGGATCTCGGCGGGGGTGTCGCTCAGCTCACGATCCCCGGCTTCAGCCTCGCTCGCCAGTTCACGGTGGCGATGGGCGGCGATCCGGACTACACGAGCATCAAGGCAGCGGTCAACGCGGCAATTCTCGCGGGCGCATCCGCGAACAGCCCGTACAACGTCCTGGTCTCGGCGGGCATCTACGTCGAGGATCCGTTCACGGTTCCGGCTGGTGTCATCGTCTCGTCCGAGTCGTCGGTCGGTGACGGCGTGATCGTCATCGCCAACAACCCCGCAGCCGATCTCGTCACGATGACCGGCGGCATTCTTCACGGGCTGTTGTTCGAGGGTGTCACCGACCCTGTGCGGGCGCTGATCCGTGTCGCAGCTGGCGGGTTGAACCGGGTTTGGGCGTGTCGCTGGCGCCGATGCTCGACGGGTGTCGCGGTCTCCGGTGCCGCCACCATCCTCGGGCTGATCAACTGCGGCATCTCCATCCTGGCCCCCGGGCAGCATGTGACGACTGGCGTGCTGATCAGCGCTGGGGCACACGTCGGCGTGGCCAACTTCTCAGCGATCGTGCCGCCAGCCATCGCGGCGATCTACGCGCCGGCGAATGCGATCAACACGGTCATCTCGGTCACCTCCGCGTTCATCGAGGCCGCCTCGTCGTCGATCAACGTCAAGGGCACTACCCCGACGCAGACGGGCTTCCTGGCAGACGACGGCGCGCAGTGCGATCTCGTCGGAGTCGAGGTCTCGAGCTGCAAGCTCGGCATCGTGGTCGGCTCCGTCGGGATCGATACGGACGTCCGCGTGATCGGCGGTGCGATGGCCGGCAACACGACCAACGTCACGATCTCGTCTGCCACCGGGAGCGTGCTCTTCGGCAACATCTCGATCGACGCCGATACGCGCAACATCGTCCCCGGTGGGTCGTTCACCGGCAACTTCTTGAACCACACCACTGGCAGCAGCACGTCGATCGGCGAGCAGTTCTTCGAGTGGCCGACTGGTCAAGATCTTCGCCTTCCGACCTTCTTCCACTACGTGTCCTCGACCGGCATCGACACCGGCGGTGTGGTCACGGCCACGGGCGGGCTCGGGATCAGCGTGGCGCTCGGCACGGGAATGATCACGGTCCAGCTCCCGGAGAGCGTGCGCAACGTGACGTGGGCGACGACGCCGCTCGTGCTGCCCGACAACACGACGAGCTACGTGTACTACGACAGCGCCTCTGACCTGGTCGTCTCCGGTCTTGCGCCTCCGGGCACGAGCAACATCCTGTTCGCGACGATCGTCACCAAGGCCGGCGTCGTCTTCTTCCAGCACAACACGTCGTGGACGGGCGACACCGCCTGGGATCGCTGGGTGCAGTACCTGGTCGACGTTCGCAAGATCCGCGTCGCCAACGGCCTGATCGCGACGCAGGGCTCGACCGTGCGCAACCTCGACATCTCCAACGGCCTCTGGTACCGCGCGATGACGCCGCTGACCTACGCAGGCGGCGCGGACGTGACGTGGTCCTACTTCTACGGCCTCAACGGCGTGTCCGAGGTGCCGGGGCAGACGCTGCTCGACATCACGAACTACGACAACGCGGGCGTGCTGACCGCGATGACGCCCACCTGGTGGCGCCAGGATCTTCTGATCCTCACGGGCGATGATCGCATCAGCGTGCTCTACGGCGTCGCCGAGTTCGCCACGGAGCTTGCTGCGCAGGGCACCCCCTCGCCGCCCATCCCGACGTTCATGGAGGAGACTGCGACGCCGCTCGCGCTCGTGCTCGTCCAGCAGGGCCTCGGTCTGACCAAGATCATCGATGTGCGCCCGCTTGACGGCAGCGGCAGCGGTAGCGCGTCGACGCTCGGCGTCACGAGCCACAGTGCGCTATCGAACCTGCTGGCGGACGACCATCCGCAGTACCTGCGCACCGACGGCTCGCGGATCATGACCGGCGACCTGCAGCTCGGCGGCAACGACATCATCACCGTCGGCACCGTCAACGGCGTCACGGTCGAGGCCCACGCGGTGCGCCACGCCCCCGGCGGCGCGGACGCGCTCGCGCTCGGTGTTCCGGTTGCCACGCTGGTCGGCGCCGTGCCAGCCGCTGGCGTGGCGGCGACGTTCGTGCGCTCCGATCACCAGCACGGTGTCGCCGCTGGTGTCGCGCCGGTGAACGTCACCAAGTCGGCTGCGGTCGAAGGTGGCTCGTCCTCGGTCGCGCGCGCCGATCACAAGCACGACATCGACACCGCGATCGTCGTGACGATCGGCACCGCCAACGCCGAGGGTGCGTCGACGAGCCTCGCTCGCGCTGACCACGTACATGATCACGGCGCGCAGGCGCTGGGCACCGGCACGCAGCACGCGGAGGTGACGCAGTTGATCGCCGGCTTCTCGTCCGCCGCCGACAAGACCAAGCTCGACGGCATCACGCCGGGCGCTACGAACACGCCACTCTCGGTGGTCGCGCCGGTCAACGTCACCAAGGCGCCAGCGGCGGTCGGCATCTCGTTGTCCGCCGCGCGCGCCGACCACAAGCACGACGTCACCACCGCTGCGGCGGTTGCGGTCGGGACCGCCAACGCCGAGGGCGTCGCGACGACGCTCGCGCGCTCCGACCACGCGCACCAGGTGACGGGCTTGACGATCGCCGGGCAGGTGCGGGGCGACGTGCTGTTCTTCAACGGCGCTGCGTGGGTGCGCTTGGCGCCCGGCGTTGCCGGCCAGGTGCTCCAGACCAACGGGCCTGTGGCTGATCCAACGTGGACCAGCAGCGTTGGGGTCTTCGGCACGCAGTTCCAGAACGCCGAAAGTCTCGCGGCATCGTCGACGCCGGGCGCCGGGTACAACAACAAGCTGACGATGGTGACGCCCGCGCTTCCCGCCGGCAGCTACATAGTCGAGTGGTCGTACACGCTCGGCAACGTCAATTTCGGAGCGTCATCACGCGGGCGTGTCGTGGTCGATGGCGTGACGACGCTGCAGGAGGTTCAGCCTTCGAACACGCTGGTTGCTTGGAAGAACGGCGAAGCGGGCCAGGGGTTGGTCGTGTTGGGCGCTGGCGCCCACACCATCGCGATCGACTACAGCCGCGTTTCCGGTGGGACGGCGACTATCCAAGACGCGCGATTGCTCATCTGGCGCGTCGCCTGAGCGCTCAGCGCTCGCTGTCAGACCCCCTTGGTAGGTTGCGCGGGTGCCAGCCTCCACGTGCCTGCTCTGCGGCGTTGAGCTTCTACCCGGGTCCGACGAGCGCCTGCGGAAGCACCCAGCCATCGAGGAGTGCCTGGTGCGGCAGACCGATGCCTGGGGCGTCGCGGTCGACCACGACCTGACGCTCGTGCCCGCCCTTGAACAGCAGATCGACATCACGCCGTTCCCGCTCATCGACGAGACGCTCGCCAAGATCTTCGAGTTGGCCGGCGTGGATCGTCTCGGCGGCATCTCGACGGGGCGCGGCTGGTCGAGCTTCTCGACGTTCCAGCGCTGCCCGTACGCGTGGAAGCGCCGCTACGTCGACCAGGTTCGCCCGGCGCTGCTCGTCGAGTCCCCGAGCTTGGCAATCGGCACGCTGATCCACACGTTCCTGGCGCTCTACTACACGAACATGGTCGATCCGGCGTACCCGCTCACGCCCGAGAGCGTCCATCGCCTGCTCATGGCTACGTGCAACCCGAAGTTCGTCGAGGAGGGCTGGCGCGTGTTCGTCGGCTACCGGCTGTTCTACTCGCGCGAGGTGATCCAGCCGCTCGCGATCGAGTACGACCTCAAGGACCCGCGCACCGGCGAGAGCTGCCGCTACGACTTGATCGCGTTCTTCCCCGAGTGGAACGCGGGGCGTGCGCCGGGCACGTACCTCGTCGAGCACAAGTCGACCAGCCGCTTCGACAGCAACGCGCTCGAAGGCTGGGTGAACGACGGCGAGGTCATCGGCGAGGTCGCGCTCTGGAAGCGCCTCGGGCTCGATCACCGTTTCGGCAAGCTCCAGGGCATCATCGTGAACCTGCTCGGCAAGCAGAAGGAGCCGCAGTACCACCGCACGCTCGTAGCCCCCGAGTCCTGGCAGATCGAGCAGCACCTCAACGACCTCACGCGCTGGGAGGGGCTGATCCAGCTCGCCCGCAGCACCAACTCGTTCCCACGCGCACGCAACGGCTGCATCGGGCGCTACGGTCGTTGCGACTGGTGGGATCACTGCAGCCACCTGGAGGGCTAGATGGCATCGACGACGATCCAAGACGTGAAGCGTCACCTGTGGCTGCACGGCAGCGTGCTGACCGAGGCGGATCCCAACGAACTGCTGCGCGAGCTGCTCGCGGAGCACGAGCGCGTGTTGAAGCTCTTGCGCTCGCGCGCCGTGTGCGCGTCGCATATGACGAAGTACAAGCGCTACTTTCAGGCCGACCCGTGATCACCGAACTAGGCGATCCGATGCTCGATCCAGCCTTCAAGCCGTGCCGTAGCGAGCGCTGCGCGATTCCCGAATTGCACGCTGAGCACACCATCGTCATCGGACGCGGACGGCAGTGCAAGCACTGCCCGGTCTGCAACGCTCTCATCGTTCGCGCCCCACGCAAGTGGGCGCGCTGCTCCAAGTGTCCCTGGCGAATGAACACCCGAAAGAAAGAAGCTGATGCGCGAGATCAACCTTGACCAACCTGCGAACGTGATGCCCAAGAACACCTTCCTCGTGTACGGCGACAGCCGGTGCATCTCTGGGGATGCCTTCATCCGTTATCAGGTACGAACACCTGAGGGCGAGTTGCAGAACAGCAAGGGCGGCACGCTCTCGCGGTTGTTCCACCGCTTCCATCGTCTGAAGCACCCCGGAAAAGGCAGCTACCAGCGCAAGCAAACGCTCGATGCGGTCTTCTGGGCGCCCTCGATGACCGAGGGTGGGCGCATCTTCCAGAACAAGATCCTCGATGTTCTCGACTCCGGTGAGCGCGAGTGCGTGCGCGTACGCACGGTTGGCGGGCTGGAGTTGATCTGTACGCCCGATCACCCCATCGCGACGAGCGAGACGGCGTTCGGGTTCGTGCATGCGGCGGAACTGAAGGTCGGATCGACGATCCTCACGCACAAGAACGTGTGGTGGACCCCGGAACTCGAAGAGCGCGAGCGAGTGAATCGTCCCGAGATCATGGTCAAGCATCACCCGGTCGCCGCGACGAAGGTCGTGCGCGATATGGCGCGTGGCTACGAGAACGTTTACAAGCGCATCACGCGTGCTCGTGCGGTGTACGAGGCACACTGGAACGGCTTGACGTTGGAAGCGTACATCACGCGCCTGAACGACGGCGAACTCGACGGGCTCAAGTTCTTGTCACGCGACGTCGATGTTCATCACAAGGACGAGAACAAGCTTAACGATGTTCCCGAGAACCTTGTGGCGCTCTCGCATGCCGAGCATTCGCGGGAGCACTTCGTGCTGCCCAACGGTCGGCCCCGTTGTGGCAGCCACATCGCCGTCGACGACGTGGTGTCGTCGGTCGAGCCCGCCGGCAAGCATCAAACGTACGACATCAAGATGGCTGCGCCGTTCCACAACTTCGTGGCTGACGATTTCGTTGTCCACAACAGCGGCAAGACCACGTGGGCTGCGACCTTCCCCCGCCCGCTGTTCCTCTCGGACGTCACCGAGGGCGGCTGGGACTCGATCGCCAATATGGACGACGACCAGCTCTTCGAGCCTGGCGTCAAGCCGATCGTCTGGGGCATCGAGCAGATGGCCGACATGGCGCTCGCGCGCAGCAAGGCGTTGGCGCTCATCGCCTCGGGGCGCATCCAGTCGCTCGTCATCGACTCGCTGTCGTTCTACTGCGACTTGTACCTGAACTTCTTGATCGGGATGCAGGCCAAGAAGGACATGCGCTCGGCGTACGGCGACCTCGGCAACCACTTGCGCGATCTGCGCGTGCAGACCCACGCGCTGCAGGCCAACGTCGTGTGGCTGTGCCTCGCGAAGCACCCCGGCGAGGACAACCCTGTGGGCGGGCCGATGATCCCCGGCCAGCAGGCGGACAAGTTCATGGCCGGCGTCCACTACATCTTCCACTCGCGCGTGCACCAGGAGAAGCGCGGCCAGGAGCTTCTGCCGCCCGTCTTCGAGATGCGCACGAAGAAGTACCTCAACTACATCGCCGGCAATCGCCTCGGTGGTCGCGCCGCTGATCTGCCGGATCCGTTGGTCGGCGACTACTCGACGCTGATGCAGTACCTCGGCTACGACCCGGACGAGCTGCGCGCGTCGCTGCCGCCGATCATGGCCCCCGGCACCGCGCGTCCTGCTGGCGCCGTGCAAGCTGCTGCGGTCGCCGCCAAGCCCGTCACGCCGTCGACGCTCGGCGCGATCTCGCGCAACGCGGCGGCTGCGGCCGCACGCAAGACGACCGCCGTAGTGCCGCCCAAGTCCTGAGCTTTCCCGACGACAACGTCTCGTTGTCAGACCTCTGTCGTAGAACCTTTCTCGTAGCTAGCAACCAACGGATCAAGAAAGAAAAAATCATGAGCAACCAGTTCGTCGACTCCGAAGTGCAGATCGATCTCACCAACGTCCAGGAGTTCGGTGGCGGTGGTGGCCCCCAGCTCGCCCCCGGCGAGTACGTGTTCGACATCGTCGGCGCCAAGGAGGACACCTCCAAGAGCAACAACGCGGTCTGGAAGGTGGAGTTCGTCGTCGCCGAGGGCGAGAACGCTGGCAAGAAGCTGATCAACAGCTACTCGCTGCAGTCGCAGGCGCTCGGGCGCGTCAAGATGCTCGCGCTCGCCATCGGCGCGCCGCTCACCGTGATGCGGACGTCGGACTACGTGGGTGCACGCCTGCGCGCGACCGTGCTGCACGAGCCGGGTCAGGCGCAGGTTGGTGCCGACGGCACGCCGATGGAGCCGCGTATCTTCGCGAACATCGCGAACGAGCGCCCGCTGGAGACGCAGCAGGACGCGGCGCCCCCGCCGCCCCCGCCCGTCACCCGTGGCCGTGCCGCTGGCACCGCCGCGCGCCGGGCGTAGTTGGTGTTGACGCCTACGTAGAGCCCCCCTCTGCATAGGCGTCACGGCGTCCCCGTCGCAAGTCGTGCAAGGCGCCAGCACCAGCAGGCAGGAACCACCGCAAGGTGGTTTTTGCTTTTTCGGCGCGATGGATCTCAAATTTTTCTACCAGAAAAAACCTTGCAGGCTCCAGTCGGAACCCTTAGAAGTGGTGCTCGCCCACGACGTCGAGATCGCGGGCGCAACTGCTAACGAGACCCGAGAGGGTTGCCAGGGGGCTGGTAGCTATGCAACAGCGTGATTTGTCGTGCCTTTGTCGTGATGAGGCGTGTGACCGTATCGAGCTACACCTCACGCACAAGGTGGCCTGCAAGCCTTTCCGCGAGCCGTGGTCGCGAAACCAGACACCCAAGTGGCAGCGGCCCGCGCCCAAGGCGCTGGACCACGCCATCGCCAAGGCAACCTCGAAGACGTACCCGCGCCACTTTGGCGCGATCCTGCAGCTCGTCGAGGCCGACTACGGGGCCTGCATCGAGCGCACGGTCCACCGCCGGCTCAAGCGGCTCGTGCAGCGCGGCCACATCCTCCGCATCGACCTGGGGCGCAGCCTGTACGCCTACCTGCGGCCCGGCTCGCCGATGGTCAACGACATCGCGTTGATGCGCGAGCAGTGCTTCGACGCTTTCAACTCGTCGGTCCCGAGCTGATGGCGCTGCTCCGTGGGTCGACCCACGGGGCGCTCTGCGCAGAATGCCCGTTCGCAACGAACGGCGTGGCGCAGCACCCTGTGACGTCGGAGTACCCCGAGGACCCGCGTTGGATCCTCGTCGGCGAGAGCCCCGGGCGCACCGAGGTGCAGCTGAACCGCCCGTTCCAAGGCTCCCAGCAGCTCATCGAGAAGATGCTGTCGAAGATCGGGCGGCGTCGCGACGAGCTGGTGCTCACCACGGCGGCGCTCTGCGCGGCACCCATGGGCGCGACCGAGCACGACCGCGAGCTTGCCGCCAGGGCGTGCAAGCCGCGCTTGCAGCAGGAGCTGGCGCAGTGGCCGGGCATGCCGGTCCTGACGCTGGGGGCCGTCGCGGCGCGGGCGCTCATCCCCAAGGCGGTGCTCGACGCGATCGACCCGCCCAACGTCCCCAAGAGCAAGAAGCGCGGCCAGAAGGAGCGCCAGAAGGCCGAGGCCAAGGCGCTGCTCAAGGCGACGAAGGCTGACGCCAAGGCCGTCAAGCAGCGCGAGGACGCCATCGTCAAGATCGCGAAGGCGCGGCTCAAGGTGCTCGATGAGCACCAGCGCAAGCTGCTCATCGCCGAGGCCGTGCGGCCCGCAGCAGGGACCACGCGCCCCCGCAAGAAGCCGACGCGGGCGTGGACCGACCACGAGATGGAGCGGTACCTGCCACAGCTGACGAAGAAGGCCGCAGCCGACGCGATCACCCAGTACCAGCTCGACCAGCTGCAGCTGGCGATGCAGATCAAGCACGAGGAGGCCAACCCCAAGCCGGTCAAGCCGCCCAAGCACAAGACCGTCAAGATCACGGACATCATGTCGACGTGCTTCGACGTGGACGTCGACGGCACCGGCATCACGCGTCCGCTGATCCCGACGATCCATCCGGGCAGCCTGTTGCGCGGTGGCGGCGCGACCATCGGCGGCACGCACACGCCGGACCTGGCGTTCATCAACCTGTACTACGACGCCAGCAAGGCCGACGCGCTCTCGCAAGGCAAGGACGTCCGGCTCAAGATCAACGTCGAGACGGAGATCGCCGACCCCGAGCGTTGCGGCCAGCTCGTGCGCGACGCGCTCGACCGCGCCCTCGTCGAGGGCGAGCTGTCGATCGATCTTGAGACCTACGTCGACGACATCGATCGCCACCACGCGCTGATGGCGTACATGGCTCGCATCCGGACGATCGGGCTCGCGACGAACGACAAGTCGATCTCGGTCATGTGGGGGCAGATCCCGTCGTGGGCGCTGAGCTACCTGCAGCTCGTGCTCGCGCACCTGGGCGTGACCAAGACGTTCCACAACGGGATCTACGACCGCACGGTGCTCGCCGCGAACGGCTTCACCGTCGAGGGTCCGTGGGAGGACACGCTGCTCGGGCACCACGCGGCGTTCCCCGGCTGCGCGCATCGGCTGCAGTCGGTCACCTCGCAGTTCTTCGCGGTGTCGCCGTGGAAGAGCGAGTTCCGCAACGCCGAGGAGACGCCCGAGGGCCTGACCAAGTACAACGCGCTCGACACCGGCGCGACGCACGCGCTGCGACCCGCGATGACGCTGTGGATCAAGCGCACCAAGACCGAGAAGATCTACGCGCTCGACAAGAAGATGGCCGAGATCGCGAGCAAGATGCACCTCGCGGGCATGCCCGTCTCGCGCGACGAGAACAGCGAGCTGCTCAAGACGTTCTCGCACAACGTCGTGGAGTCGCGCCGGGCGGTCGAGGCCGTCGCCGAGGACCCCAAGCTGCGTGACGAGATCTTCCACTGGCTCGCGCTGCAGCAAGCCCAGAAAGCGCGGCTGAAGGATCCGAACGAGTGGACCAAGTCGGACGGCACCGTCGTCACCGGCATCGAGGCTCGCTACGAGCACCGCATGATGCAGCTCCGCGAGGACGGGCCCGCATGGAAGTGGAAGGTCAGCGCGAACAAGCACATCGCTGCGCTCCTGCAGGCGCTTGGCGTGGCGCTGGTGCAGCAGACCGCCAGCGGCCAGATCTCGACGAAGAAGGACGTGCTCGAAGGGCTCGTGCACGTGCCCGTCGTGCGCGACATCCTGACGTTCCGCGAGAACGACAAGCTGCTCTCGACGTTCGTGTGGCAGATCTTCGATCGCTTCGACAGCGGCGGCAACCGGATCCAGTGCGGCTACGCCGACGACAACGACCGCATCCACCCGATCTGGACCGTCCACAAGATCACGGGCCGCTGGGCCAGCTCCGAGCCTGTCGTCTCGAACGTCCCCAAGGACAAGTTCCGCCGCCTCGCCGACGGCACCATCAAGATCATCCGCCCTAACCTGCGCAAGCAGATCGTCGCGCCCCCGGGCCGCATCTTCGTCGGGTTCGACTTCTGCCTGGCAAAAGGCACGTTGATCGATACCCCAAACGGGCATCGCCCGATCGAGGATCTCACCCCGGATGATCTCGTGTTCTCGTACAACCAGGAGACGCACCGTCCGGCGTGCAGCAAGGTCGTGAACAAGGTCTCGACGGGGGTGCGTCCGACGCTTGTGGTCGTGCTCGACAACGGCGAGCGCGTGCGCTGCACCCCGGATCATCGTTGGCTCGTACGCGCCAAGGGTGAAGAGATCCGCGAAGTTCAGGCGCAGCACCTGACCACTGGCACGCGCCTACTGCCGCTGCGTCGCTCGAAGGCGGGCAAGCCTGGCTCCGACTACGAAACGCTCTACTCGTACTCCGCATTCAAGTACGCCAAGACGCATACTGCTGTCGCTGAGGGGGCCCTTGGTCCGCGCCCGAGCGGCTCGCACGTGCATCACATCGATGCCGATCGGTTCAACAACCGCCCCGAGAACCTGGCCTACGTCGACAGCTCGGAGCACCTGAGCGAGCACGCAACCGTCGCAACAACCGCGCAGTGGAAGAACCCCGCCGTGCGCGACAAGATGCGCGCCGGGATCAGCGGGGCCATCGCTGAGCGCGGAGGTCATCACGGCAAGAACAACCCCAACTACGGGAAGCACACAGGTCTCGACGGGACGTGCCCGCAGTGCGACGCCCCCACGTACCTTGGTGGCAAACATCCGAAGAAGTTCTGCTCGCGCGACTGCTACCACGCCTTTCGTCGAGCGAACCCGACCTCTCGCGGCACGGCGCTCGGTGACCTGAACCACAAAGTTGTGGCAGTCATCGATGACGGGTTGTGCGTCGAAACGTTCGACATCGAGGTCGAGCGCGATCACAACTTCGCCCTTGCGGCGGGTGTGTTCGTTCACAACTGCCAGCTGGAGGCGCGCATCATCGCGCTGATCTCGGGCGACCCGTTCCTGTGCCAGGTGTTCGCCGACGGCAAGGACATCCACCGCGAGTGCGCTCGCGTGATCTTCGCCGGCTTCGACCAGATGCCCGAGAAGGATCAGAAGAAGGCCCGCGAGGAGACCAAGCCGCTGGAGTACGGCGCGTTCTACGGCGGCGCCCCCGAGACGCTGTGGAAGCAGATGTTGAAGGAAGGCCGCAACGTCAAGCTCGTCGACATCGCGCGGGCCGTCGCCACGCTGATGAACAAGATGGCGGGCGTCGTCGCCTGGCAGCGCAACACCGTTGCGCAGGCGTCGCAGCCGCCCTACGAGGTGCGTGACTTCCTTCTCGGACGCCGGCGCACGTTCCCGCTGGGCCAGGTCGAGGCGACCGAGGCGATGAACTTCGGCGTGCAGGCCGCAGGCGCCGCGATCATGAACACGGGCATGGCCATCATGGACGACGCGCTCAGCGCGTTCAAGGAAGCCTTCGCCATCGCGCAGATCCACGACGCGGCGGTGTTCGAGTGCTGGGAGGACGACGCCCCGCGCCTGGCCGAGGCGGTCACGCGCTGCTTCACGCAAGCGTACGAGCGCGACGGGCGCATGGTGCCCTTCCCCGTCGAGACACGCATTTCTAAAAGTTGGGCGGGGCTATGAAGAAGACTGTAATGGAACGCTTTTTTGCGAAGACGGAAGCTGCCGGCGAGTGCTTGATTTGGACGGCGGCGTTGAGTCATGGCTACGGCGTCTTTGCGCCCGTTGGCACGCGCACGTACCGAGCACATCGTTGGTTGTACGAGGTGACGTTTGGTGCGCTTCCGCGCGAGCTTGATGTCATGCACAGCTTCGCAGGAGTACGAGCGCAACGGCGTCATCGTGCCGTTTCCGATCGAGTCGGCGATCGGGGATTGTTGGATCGACGTCTAGTCACTCTCACCCATAAGCGGAGCAAGATGCTTGTTCTCGAAAGGGTTGCCCCCAAGTTCGCGCTCCATTTCCCAGGTAAAGGCACGGCAGTAGGTCATGATCCCAACCACGTGGAGCTCTCCGTCTGGGGTGTGGGCGTGAGCATGTAGGCTTCGCGGATTTCCACAGATACACTTGAGGGTCATGTATTCGGCGAGCGTCATCCTCGGATTCTACCAAAGTCAGACCCCTGCGTTAGCCTCGCACGCGTGAAGATCTACGTCTTAGCGTCGTCGCAGGAAATCGCCGCGACCACGGTGCTGCGCAAGCTGCTCGAAGCCGACGAGGCGCTCGGGCGTGCCATCGCTCTTCACGTGGTGCTGGAAGCCGCCAGCGATCTCAACCCGCCGCCCACCAATGAGGCCGCACCGTGACCAAGCTGCTCGATCGTTTCGGGAACCCGTGGAGTGATTCGTACACGACACCTCGATGGCTCACCGCGCTGCTGCCGCTCGTCGACACCGACCCATGCAGCAACCCGCGCTCGACCGTGCGCGCCCGGCGTTCCTACTCGCTGGAGAAGCGGCTGGACGGACGCAAGCTGCCGTGGAACGGCTCGGTGTTCCTCAACTGGCCCTACAGCGACCCCGAGCCGTGGGCTGAGAAGTTGATCGAGGAGCTGGCGTCGGGCCGCTGCACCGAGGCGATCGTGCTCTGCAAGCTCGACTCGTCGACGGCGTGGTGGCACACCCTCACCAGCTACGGCACGCCCGAGATGTGGACGTTTGACAAGCGGATCTTGTTCGACGAGCCGCCCGCGCTCGTCGCCGACCGCATGCGGAAGTTCGCCGAGGCAGGCAAGGCCGGGGGCGAGAAGTCGTCGACCAACTTCGCGTCGACGATCATCCACCATCGGCATCCGCCGAAGCAGCAAGGACGTGGCGGCGAACCGCTCCAGCTCGAAGCCGTGGCGACCCGCTGGCAGCGCGTGTAACCTGGGCGTGTGCTCGCAACCGCCACCGCCCCCGCGCCTGTACGACTTGTGTTCACGATGGGCTGGGACCCGGTGCAGTTGTTCATCAACGTCAGCACGCGAAGCCGCGCCGCACACGTTGCAATCGGGCTGGGCGACCACCTGCTGCATGCCTACGAGCCCGGTATCACGCTGGAACCTCGTGAAGCGTACCTAGGCAACCGCGAACAGCACGTCGTCGCAGAGTACGACGTGCTGCCATACGTCGACGACAACCTGCGTGATGCGCTTACGCACATCGGTCGGCGCGGCTGGTGGACCGGCGCGATTCAGATCGCGGCTATCCGCGCGTTGCGTGCGTGCGGCTCGCCGCTGCAGCACCTTGTCCCGAGCAACGAGCGTACCTGCGCCCGCTTCGCGATGCTGCTCGACCCGCACGGTGACCGCATCCCCGAGTGGAGCGGCATCCATCGGCGCACGGTCGTGCCTGCGGACCTGCTCGCCGCTGCCGAGGCGGGCCTGAGCTTTCAGCGGGTTGCTTGACGACGTTTCCAGCGTGTGGGAACGTCTGGGACATGAAGGCCAAGAAAAAGTCCCTGAAGGCGAAGCGCGCCGGCAAGACCTGCAAGCACGGGTTCCGGAAGAAGTCGGCGAAGTGCCTCAAGAAGCCCCGCCGCCGCAAGTAGTTCGCGGCACGTTCTTCTGATCCACACCACCACCGGGAGGCTGCATGCACTCGCTTGCTACGTGGGAGCAGTCTCCCATCTTCGATCCTACCAACCCGAACCAGATCGTCCGTGAGACCTACGTGGGTATTCCGGGCGGGTACGGCTCGTTCTACTTCAACCGCGCGCCGACGGAGTCCACGCTCAGCGGCCTCGGCGCGGGCCTGACCGGGCTCCCCGTGTGGGGTCAGGTTGCGATCCTCGGCGGTCTCGCCGGTCTCGCTGGCTTCCTCGGGATGAAGTACATCGGGCCTCGTGTCGGCCTCAAGGGCCTCATGGGCACGCGTCGCCGTCGGAGGCGCTCGTGAGCAACCTCCCCGGCGCGCCCACATTCCGCCTGCGGCTCCACACCGGCCCGGTGAAGGAAGCGCGGCGCTCGGTCGCGCGCCAGCTCAAGCGCGCGAAGGTCCGCGTCGTGATGGGCGGCACCGAGCACGTCTACGTCGACGTCAAGGCTACGAGCTGCGAGGACGCGCAGATGCGCCTCGCCAAGGCGCTCCAGAAGAAGGGCCTGCGCCGGCTAGCGACACAAGCCTGGGGCACCACCTGCGCTCGACGAAAGCGCTGATCATGAGCCGGTTGACCGCCTACGTTTCGAAGATGGATCGGAAGCTGTTGGCTGATGCCAACGCGGGCCCAGAGTCTGATAGGCTCTGGGCATGTCCCGCATCGACGACTCACACGCACCGTTCAAGCGCACCGGCAAGATCGGCCCCGGCCCGAAGAAGCGCCCGGCGATCTCCCAGGACAAGAACTGGGAGTGCCAGAAGGGCAAGGCCACCACGAAGCATTACGTGCAGGTCTGCACGTACGTCGGCCCGAACAAGAAGCGCCGGGGCAAGAAGATCAAGGTCAAGACGGTCAAGACCAAGAAGCGGGCGTACAACAAGCTGTACCGGAAGTGGGCGGCGAAGAACGCTCGCATCCAGGCGCAGCTCAAGCGCGGCGCTCGCGGCGGCTACAAGTGCCGCAAGACGCCCGTCGCGAAGTGCCGGTAGCTCGTGCCGACCATCCTGACCCTGCAGGGTCCGAACCTCAGCCTCCTCGGCACGATCGCGCCCGAGCTGGCCGGGCCGCTCGCCGGCCCCATCGACACGATCAAGGAGCACCCGTGGGTGATCCTCCTCGGGTTGTTCGCGGGCGGGTTCCTCGCCAGCAAGTACGCCCCGGCCTGGGGTAGCACGTGGGGCGGACACCACGCGGCGCGGTCGCGCGACCGGGCGGTTCATGGCCACTCGTTCTTCGGGCGCAAGCTCAAGCGACGGAGGCGGTAGCTCATGCGCAAGCGCAAGAAGAAGTCCCTCGGCTCGACGATGCGCTCTCCGGACCGCTTCATCGTGTTCAACGTCGGCACCATCAAGACGCGGGTGCGGGGCTACGGCAAGGCCGAAGCGTGCTCCCGGCGCACGTTCACCAGCTACGGCGACGCCGCCAAGGCGGCGTGGCGCTGCAGCAAGCAGGGCAAGGTCGCGGGCGTCCCGAACACCACGAGCGAGCCGTGCTTCCTCCTGCACGGCTTGCCCGGCAGTGAGAAGCTCGTCGGGCGGTGCTTCAAGGGCAAGTGCTCCAAGCCCGAGCCCGGCGACACGCTGATGATGGCCAAGTGCAAGCTGACCAGGGCCCAGTTCAAGAAGGCTCGCGGCGAGATGATCATGGAGCGGGTCATGAAGCACGCCAGCCGGGACCGAGGCATCGGCCCCGGGCCGGGCAAGTCGGCGGTCAAGGTCGGCGCGAAGTACGATCCGGAGACCAAGACCCTTGGTCGCGCCCGCCGGCGCCGCTGAACCGCAGCGCAGACACGCGGGCGGCACGGTGTTAGCGTGCCGACATGGCGCAACAGCTGAAGAATACCCTGGCGTTCAGTCTCGCTGCAGGCGCGACGATCGCTCTTCCCCACGGTCTCCAACTCGCGGACGGCACCCGGCTCGCGCCGGACGTCGTCTTCGTCCCGAGCGAGAACCTGGGTGTCGTGACGGACGACGTCAACGTCACGCTGACGAACCAGAGCGGCACAGCCGCTGCTGGCTCCGTGCTCGTCGAGGCCTGGCACACCATCGAGCGTGCCTTCGGCGGCAGCCAGAACCTCAACCTGCCGGTCAAGCCCTACATCGTCGTCAGCGTCGAGGGTGGCAACCAGCCTTCGTGGCCAGCGTTTCCCGTCAACCAACCCCCACGCATCATCTACGCCCGCTTGACGGGAAACGATACGACCGGCGACGGCTCGCTCGTCAAGCCATACCGGACGTTCCAGCGCGCCATCCGTGA